TATGATCATGATGCTGACGCATAATCTGTCCTGGTGTATAACGATTAAAACGAATTGCACTGAACTTGTTCATAATTTGTTGAGTTCTTTCGCAATTAAATGAAAAAATTGCATTATATGCTGCACCTGCCTGAATCATAAAAGGTGTCAGCAGTTGTTGGTGCTCACCGGTAATGTTCTGTACATCCAGTTCCATTGTCTCTTCAGAACCAAATGAGTTGGCAACATTATTATACCAAGTATGAGGACGCCATTCATTCTTTTCAATCTCTTCTACGAGATAATCACACAGATTAGCAGGACTAATACCCTTCTCAACATGAATCAAATCACGTAGTTGAGTATCATATTTGTTCATTGCGATCATGTTAGGGGAAATCATATGCATCTATCAAGTGGAAGGTATGTAAGAGAATTTATATCACCAAGACTACCCTTTACCCAGGTATTGAAAGATAGACTGATACGTTCTGTTTCAGATTGGTTGGCAGGAACACTGTGAGTTAGATTACTTGGAAAGATGATTAACTCTCCCATCTTCATCGGTAGCAAGAATGTTGCACTATTGAAGTTATTATACTTTTCATTTGATAAAGCAATGTCTCGTTGTGATCTACTACGGAACTGAATTGGTGGTAGTTGTTCATTGATAACAGGATACCAAACACCACTAATTATACTGTTAGGATGTACATGTTCATGATGTGACTCACCCTTACCAGACTTATTGACCCATGATTGTGTAATCACCACCTCATCTTTAGAAAGCATGATTTCCCGTGCAAACTTAAAAATTTTAGATTTGATAAACTCTCTAATATTTGCCAGTTCCGGTTTATCTAATACAAAAGTATTCTCTGATTGTCGGTTGTAGTGTATTGTATTACCTGCATCTCCACCTTTATTTTCTCTACGACATGGTAAATCTTGAATAAATTTAAGTTCTTTGTCATATGGCACAGGATAAGGTGCAATAAGAACGGGTGTCGGAAATAATGATAGTAATTCGTCTTGAGCCATTTTTTCAAACCTAACAAAGGTATTTTACTTGTATTTTCATGGGTTGTCAAGTATAATGAGTTCAGTTACCATTCAAATCATGAATTTTATTATATATTCAAAAACCAATTGTCCTTATTGCACAAAAGTCAAGAGTGTGTTAGAATTGACGGAGCAAAAACATGTGGTTTATGTTTTGGATAGAGATTTTACACGAGAAGAGTTCTATCAAAAATTTGGTGTAGGATCTACATTTCCACAAGTTATTTGTGACGATAGAAACTTAGGAGGTTGCGTTGACACTATCAAATTCCTCAGAGAACAACGAATCATATAAACCTGTAATAAATAAAAATAATATTAATGTAAATCGTGGTGTTGAACTCTTTCTTAATGGAGGTAAAAAGAAGCAAAATCAATTTCACATTATCTTTGATAAGATGGTTTGCTTTTTAAATAGGGAAGTTACCATCCATTTTGAATTTTCTTTTAATCTTAAAAAGAAAAAGATAGTTCCACGGAGGAAAAACAATGTTAGCAGTTAGTTTAGTTTTTGGTTCATTTATAACAGTACTTTTTTTAATTGTAGGACTTATTGGTGGATGGACTGCTAGAGAATACATGATGAACTATCGGGAAGTACCAAGACCTCACCCCGAAATGTTTGATAATCAGGGAAATCTGATTCCAGATGAGGTCATAGCATTTAACTTTGAAAACTATTATGACGACAACGAAGAAAACAACGACGAAGAAAACTAAGACAGTTAATGTGACGGCAAAATCTTCTACTAATTTAAATCTCCCAAAAAATCCTTTCATGTTTGAGATTCTGGGTTTAGTTTCCGGACAAAGATCTAAGGCAAAAAAGATTGAAGTTCTTAGAAAGTATAATGAACCTTGTTTACGAGGTATTCTTATTTGGAATTATGATGAATCTGTGGTGACTCTTCTTCCGGAAGGTGAAGTTCCTTATGCAGATCCGGAAGATCAAGTTACTTATAGTGGAACTCTGACTACAAAAATTGAAGAATCCGTTCGTAAAATATACGAAAATGGTTCTTTTTCTCTGGGAGCTGGTGATTCTAATGGAAGAACAACTATTCGTAGAGAATTTAAAAACTTTTATCAATTTTTGAAAGGGGGAAATCCTGGTCTCAGTTCCATTCGTCGGGAGACTATGTTTATTAATATTATTCAAGGACTTCATCCACTAGAAGCAGAACTTTTATGTTTGATAAAGGATGGAAATTTAGAAGACAAATATAAAATTACAAAAGAAATTATATCAGAAGCATATTCAGAAATTAAATGGGGAGGACGTTCTTAATGGCAAATCAATTGGGTGATGCACCCGTTCGTAAAAAAGATGAAGAAATGGAACAAACAAATTCAGATAGTGGAGTAGTTAATCCTTTAAAATATGGTTGCGAAATTATTTTAGAGAAAACAACAATGGATAAAGTGCGGGATAAATCTTTTCCCACTGATGCCAGAGTTGTAAAGTATGTTGAGAATGGTGTGGAACATATAGATCTCACCAGAGGTAAAAAAATGTCAAGCATTTTTGATATGTATTATGATAGATACGGAAAAGATTCCGTAAAGGCAATCGACTTTGGATATGGTTCAGTCAATCCAAAGATGTGGGGTTACAAGTCACCCGAAAAGAAAAAGCGGAAGTGAATTCCTAGATATCGGAAAAAAAATTCCGGAAAATTTTTGGTCTGTAGGGTTTTTTTAAAAATGAGCAAAGGATTTGATATAGATTCTGTCGATATTGAAATGTCGAAAGAAGATATGAAACAATTAATTAAAAAGTACAAAAAACTAAAAAAATATCAAAATTCTAATTTCCATACCATTCGTAAATTGAATGGTGAGAATACAATTATTGATAAACTAATCGAAGAATCAAAAGATTGTGAAATGTAACACACATTACAAAACTACTTGACTATATAATAGAGAGGGTTTATAATAGACCCATCGTTCATCCCACCATGTGGGACGCAAGTAAGTCGCGGAACGGATCGTTCATCCCATGTTAATAGAAGTACTTCTATCTACAACACTTACATGCCCACAAGCTGATGCTATTATGCTGAAGATTGAGAGGCATAAAAATTTACCAGATATGGTAAAACTTGAATTAGTTGAAACCGTAAAGGACTCAACTAATTCTGAGTGTATGTGGGACGCAAACGACTAAAGGAACGGACCTAAAAATCCAATTACTTTAGGAGTAACAAAATGAACACACTAAATATCATCAAAAGACAAATCGATAAGCAGGCAGCCCTGCACGATGCACAAATCAAAGTCACCAAATATCGTGGTGTCCCTTGCAAAGTGCATCAGGCAAATGAGCAAACTCATGGCACTTTCTGCTACCGGGGTCGTACTTACAGCAGATGATCAATACGAGAGAGGTTGAGAAACCTCTCTTTTTTTATACTTATGTGAAAAAGAAACAAATGTTAGTGAATTAACACAAACGAGTCTATATAATATAGAATTAAGGCATAATCCTATGAATTGAAATTCATGACTTTGTTATGATCTAAAAAATTAACTTACGGGAGATTAAATGCACGATCGACTATCTCGTAATCAATTAGCAGAATGGAATCATTTTGAAAAAATATCAAATAAGTATAACGAGGAATTAGATCTGATAAATGATTATTTTGACTGCTTAATTGAGTGCGATGACGACCAAGGAACTTGTAAAAGAATTTGTAAAAATTTGCTTAATGTGGGGGGTTGACTACCCTCCTTTTTTTGTGTAAAATGATAAGGTTATATTCTATTTCTTATGGAAAAGGAAAGACTCAAACTAATAGTTAAAAATTTAGAACTATTGGTTGATTCTCTCAAGGCAGAAATATTTTCTGATGAAGAAGCTTATCTTGATAAGAGAGAAAATTTTGATGATCCTCCACACTACTATGGAGACTATGATGAACTTTATGACGATGCTGGTTACTCTGACTAAAAACTTATGACAGTAAAACTTGTTAGTATTACTCCCGATGCGGAGAAGATGATGGCATATGTTGCTCGGGTGAGCAATCCATCAAATCAAGATAATGAAAAGTATTCTGGTCTTCTGAAATACTGTATTAAGCACAATCATTGGAGTGTGTTTGAACAGAGCTATATGACTCTAGAAATTGAAACTACAAGAGCAATCGCAGCTCAGATACTGCGCCATCGTAGTTTCACATATCAGGAATTTTCACAACGATATGCAGATTCTTCACTTTTAGGTAACAAAATCAAACTTCCTGAATTGAGAAGACAGGACACCAAAAATCGTCAAAATAGTATTGATGACCTTGATCCATTTACCGTTCAGAATCTAGAACTGCAAATGCAGACTCTGTTTGATTCTTCGATGTCACTATATCAGCAGATGCTTAATCGTGGTGTGGCAAAGGAATGTGCGAGAAATGTGCTTCCACTCTGTGTAGGCACTAAAATCTACATGACCGGCTCATGTCGTTCATGGATCCATTACATCAATCTAAGGTCTGCAAACGGCACTCAGAAGGAACACATGGATATCGCACTTGGATGTAAGGAAGTGTTCGTAGAGCAGTTTCCTGCCGTTTCTGAGGCACTAGAGTGGATCTAAATACGTTTATATTGAATTCATAACAATGGCAACATATCCTGTAAAAAATAAAGAGACTGGTGAAACGAAAGATGTTGTAATGAGCATTCATGAATGGGATCAGTGGAGAGAAAATAATCCCGAATGGGAAAGATACTACACCCCTGAGAATGCACCATCCTTTGGTGAAGTTGGTGAATGGAAGGATAAACTTCGTAAGAAGAATCCTGGTTGGAATGATGTATTATCAAAGGTCAAAAAAATACCCGGTTCATCCATAAACAAAATTTAATATGGCAAGAAGAAAAAGAGCATCTGCAGAACAACCCATTGGGGTTGGATTGACTGCAAAACAGATGAAGAGGAAAAAACCTCTCAGTCAGGAATATTTGGTCGATATTGAACCACTCTCCGATAATCAAAAAAGACTTTTTGATTCTTATAAGGATGGAAAACAAATTGTTGCCTATGGGTGTGCAGGAACAGGTAAGACCTTTATTACTCTGTATAATGCATTGATGGATGTTCTTGCCGAGAATACTCCATATGAAAGAATTTATCTTGTTCGTTCTCTTGTGGCAACCAGAGAAATTGGGTTTCTTCCTGGTGATCATGAAGATAAGGCAGATATTTACCAAATTCCTTATAAGAATATGGTGAAATACATGTTCCAAATGCCATCTGATGCTGATTTTGAGATGCTTTATGGCAATCTTAAATCTCAGGATACGATTAAATTTTGGAGTACATCATTTCTTCGTGGAACAACTCTTGACAATTCTATTGTTATTGTCGATGAGTTTCAAAATCTCAACTTTCATGAATTGGATTCTATTATCACTCGTGTTGGTGAAAATACCAAAATTTGTTTTTGTGGTGATGCCAGTCAGTCTGATTTAACAAAATCAAATGACAGAAATGGTATTGTTGACTTTATGAACATCTTGAGAAAAATGGAATCTTTTGATATAATAGAGTTTGGTGTTGATGATATTGTTCGTTCTGGACTTGTCAAGGAATACATTATTGCAAAAATGGAATCAGGTTTTTAATGTTTAATTATGTTGATGTCAATCTTCCAGATCTTGAACGGGAGACAATTGATGGGGTACGATATTATAAAGTCCCTGATGAAGAAGAATTACTGCGATTAGTTTCAATCACTTCGGTCACTAGTCACTTTAATAAAGAAATCTTTGTCAAGTGGCGTAAAAAGGTTGGTGATGAAGAAGCAAATCGTATCACGAAAAAGGCAACAAGTCGTGGTACTGACATGCACACTCTGACAGAATATCATTTAAAAAATGAGGATCTTCCTAAAGTTCAACCTATTTCGGAGTTCTTATTTAAGATTGCCAAACCAGACTTGAATAAAATTGACAATATTCATGCTCTGGAAAGTTCCCTATATAGTAAACAACTTGGTATTGCCGGGACGGTTGATTGTATTGCCGAATATGAAGG